GGATCCACTCTCTTAAGCGGAGTCACATATTGAGCATAAAGAGAGAAGATACTCCAGCTGTTTAGACTGGAGTCCCATAAAAGGCCAACGAGCCGCTCCTCCATATCTGCCTCTAGTCTCTCAGGAAGCATGAAATGGAGCAGCAGTGTACCGGGATCACGGCGAGTGGAACCATAGTGTTGCCTTCGACCTAAGAATTTAACATTGGCGCCAACCTCCGACTTCTTAGAGTTGATCACCATGCCTAATGCCGAGGCGAACTGTTCCCACTCCGTCATCTGACGTCGAATTTCATCTTCACTGAGATCCAACGCGAAAAGGCTGTCATCTCCAACTGTATGGAGTTGACGAGCCTTACCCCTGGTCATGGCTTTGATTAGTACCCAGTTCACAATTGACCCAACCAAAGCCGTAAACCGCGAGCCGGATGGAATCCCAGTATGTTTGATGAACGTTCGGCCGTCGGGCATTACGATTGGCGTATGAATAAAGTAGTGCTCAATCATATCAAAGACACCACTATATTCCGTCCCGAACGCCTTTCGTATAATCCCGAACGTGAAGCGAATCAAGAATCGTGGGACGGTAGCGTCAAAGCGTGACCAATCTAATCCCACAGGAGTCCCCGACTGCTTCACGTGATCAATCGCCATCGCCACCCATCTGTTTGTTCTGGGCAACACTGGCGCATTCCGGCACAATAACGCCTCCTGGTAGGCATCAGCGAAGGCTCCCTCAATCAAGTTTATTTCAAAAGGGAATCCCCACACTAGCCGTACCTTTGGACTGTTGCGAGGGGCCAACTGTGTTCTAAGGTAAGCTAGACACGGTGGTAGCTCACAGAAGGGCTGTTTCCGTCTTTTCGCCTTATCCATAATCGTCTGAGCCCTAGCCAGACCTTCGACGTAGACGTCAAGGTCCGTGCGTTTGCCCGTACGGCCGTAAAGCCGCCACGACGCACCTGGTGATGAGGGTTCAATCTTAACCTCATTAAGAGGCTTTGGAGTTAACCCTTTTGCACCAAAGACCTTATATGCTTCATTCATTGCATC